CTTGGTCCCGTCATCGGCCAGCTTGTGCCTCGGGAATTTGGTGGTGATCGCGTGCTTCTGGTTTCGCAGAAGTTTCGCGAGCGTGGCCAAGGTGGTCACGAGCTCGTACGCATCATCACCCATCCCATAGAGGTTGAGTTGGTACGTGGTCTGCTCCCGCAGGATCATGGGCTGGTCGTCACTGCCGACCTCCTGGATGGCCAGACCGTTGGAGGCCAGACTGTTGATCTCCGGGAAGTCGAACCGATCCTGGAGCGGGCAACCCTTGACCTTGTTCAGGGCGAGGGTCTGAAGTGGTCTCGCCGGGTCGTTGATTAGGGCACGCTGGGCCTTGGCCGTGTAGGCGGCCACGCACTCAAACATCGGAGACGGAGTGGTCATCTCAAATGCCATGATACTCTCAACACCGCTGTTGTGCACATCACCGAACGCGATCAACGCGGCGTAGGTCCCACGCTTGGCGCTGAACACATGACCAAACTGCTGCCGCTGCCAACCCCAGCGACCAGTATCCGTGAAGCCGTACTCCTGATCCCAAGCGAACAGAGAGTTACTGTCGGTGTACGGCATCGCGACGTACTCGAAGTCCTTCTTCTGGATGTTGGCGATCGCAGTGGCCATGTCCGGGGTACCAACGCCACCGGCCAGCAAGCCATTGGTCGGCAGAGTGATGCCGAGCCCTATCGGGGTCATCTCACTCCCGATCGAACCGTAGTAGTTCAGAGAGACTGTGATCTCATTGCCATTGACACCAGTGAACAGAGAGGTCAACGTCACCGTGCCAGCGGCGGAAGTCGCAGTCACCGGAAGAGCGACATTTCCAATAATATCGGTGAAAGTATTGATCGCACTCGCGATCGCATCACTGATATTGGTCACCGTGTCCGTGGTCATGATGTTGACAGGAACGTGGGTCCCGGCGATATAGAGATGGATCGTTCCTGCCTCCGTGGGAGGCGTGGTGATCACCACATCGCCAGTAGCGGCCGACCCCGCCGGGGGTTCGGCCAGCGGGAGACCCCAGACCTCATTGGCGAAGTTATTCGCGTAGAAGGCCTGGAACATCCGAGAGAGCTCGGACCCAGGACCAAAGTGAGCATCGGCCTGGGATTGACTTCCGATTGGGATCGGAATATCAGGAGGGACGTCTCCATCTGCGGTCATGACCCCAACGATCAACGACTTGAGATTGATCGTGGTAAGTCCGGCCATAGACGGATCGACTTCGACCCAATACAGTGGGACCTTGATGTTGGCAGGAATGTTTGCAAAACTGATGGGCATCGCGCCCTCCTTTCAATCTCAGTTTAAGCGTCGTCGCTGGTGCGAACCGGCTGGCTCTCGACCAATTTGACCGAGCCCTCTCTCAACCTTCGCTTGGTGAAGGTGTCATCGGGCCACTCGATGTCCCCGTCGCTGCGGAAGCCACCAGCGTGGGGATGCTTGAGCAGACGGCGCATGTCATCTGCGGTGAAACCCTCACCGTCGGCCGGCACCACGCGAACAACCCCGACCTTCTTCATGTCCTTCGCTCGCTGGAGGCGCGCCTTCGCTCGCTGTCCAGGGGTCAACACTTCAGTCTTCACAGCAACCATGGCTAACTCCTCCTCGCTTCTCTGAGTACATCCAACATGTACTTGACAGTAATCGGCTGAACCGCATCGGTGTCGATATTATTGACTGCAACAGTGACATCGATCTCATTCAGCATATCAGTGATGTCTGGATACCACTCGCTTCGCGTGAAGCACTGGACCTCATACTGAAGCTCGGCGAACGGCGTCTCGTTGTTCAACCCAGCTGATCCAAAGACGTGCTTCCTCGATCCTCTGACCACGCTCTCTATGCCAACGCCCTCCGGATTGTTGTTGTGCAACACGTTCATCAATTTGATATCTGTCCAGAGCAAGCCCATGATCTTCAGGTAAGCCGCGTCGATGCCTTGCTCCAACACGACCAGATTGTTGTTGGCCTGGACCACCGAGAAGCCTATCCGAGAAGTATGGTTGAAACGAATGCACCCGGCGTTAGCGTCGCCATCTGGTACCATGACCTCATCCACGATGTAGACACCGAGATACGGAATGAGGTCGCTCTGGACCGGCAGCATCTTGGTCTTACGAAACGTGTAGCCAGAGAAGAACGCATCGGCAGTCACGATGTTGTACATCGCGTCGCGGATATCCAGGGTCTGGGTCTGGGTCTCTATGATGCTCAACGTGGTTTCTTTCGCTTGGATCGCTCGATTACTTGCTCAACCTCTTCCTGCATCCGCAACCGCACGTAGGCCGCCATGGCCTTGCGATCCTTGCGCCGTTTCTTGCGGTCACGCCGGAGCATCATGAGTACCTCTTCAACGAGAGCGTGACCTCACCCCCACCGTTATGAAACACATCCGTTATCTCATACGTGCCTAGCGCCGGCAGTCCGGAGATTGGCTCTGGAGGAATATCGATCACGTCACCCTGCACCGGAAGGACACCAAACTCGCTGGTTCTGATGTCTAGGATGGTCTGCTGATCGGACAAAATGCTGCCATCCTCGAGCAAGACGTTCAGAGTGCGGCTGTCATAGATGCCTCTGTTCGCCCCAGAAAACGAATTGCCCAGCGTGGAAGAGAAGTTCACCGGCCGTCCGAACACTTCCTGACACGGTCCGTAGACCAGCGTGGACATATTTATCGCCATGTCAGCTCCTTCGCCATCAGCTCATCCATCCTCACAACCAACTTGTCATAGAGCTCGGGTCTGAGGATCGGCCTCACGTGTCCGCCCTTAACTCCAGTCCTTACCGCCAAGGCCTTTCCTCCAGCATTCTTGCGAGCTCTGACGATCTTATCAATCTTTTTCTGGTCTCGCTCCACCACCCTGGAGGTCGGCCAAATCTCAGTGGATACAGCGCTCTCTTCCGTCTCGGTGTTCGGGTAGCGGCGACGCATATCCACCGTCTGCCACTCCGTCAATTCTTCGGCCATGCGCTTCGGAAACTCCTCGAGCTTCTTGGACATGGCCTCGAGCCGCGCCACCAAGCCACTCACATCTAGTGAGACGTAGAGCATTCAGACCTCGAACCTCACGTAATGCATGAGCAAATTATTCAGTGCGTCGTTGAGAGCACCTGCCGCAGACACCTTTCCAAGCGGGGCCTTGACCGCAGAGCTATCGAAGTACATCACGCGACTGTCTTTGTGCGAGATACTCCTGATCCCACTCACTGCCAAGCGGTTCATCAGGGACTGGCCCTCGCGCACCAGCAGGGTGGTCGCCTGCTTCAGGGCCGGAGGAGCCTCGTCTGGAAGATCATACCCACCCCAGTAGGTCACTAAGATCGGCTCGGTATAGGTCTGAAGCAGCTCGATCTTACCTGACCTCTCCTCGATCACATAGGTGGATGGATCAAGCGGACTGCCGGTCGGGCTCTCGAGCTGAACCGTCTCGCTCTCCGTATCTATCGGGTAGTGGCTCAAGAACAGCCTGGTCATGGCGTTGGTAGCATCGTGGTCCACGCACCGCCAAATCTCGCTGACCTCCTCGTAGGCGAACACCCTGTTGCACAGCGTGGCCACCACGTCCGAGTATTGGGTGATGTACTCTTGCAGCGTGGCGTCCTGGCTGGTATCGGTGGATGGCACGCCTATCAACAGTTTCAATTCATCCAGAGAGACAAGATCGAAATCGGTCGCAGGAGTGAGTATCTTGATGACCCTGTCAGCCACGACCGATCTCCTCGTTGTACTGCTCGAAGAGCGAGCGGATGCAGACTGGCTCAACCTCTTCTCCGTTAGACAACACCGGCGTGATCGTGTACGTCTGCCTGTTCAATCTCCACGTCTTGATCGCCGGACCATCTCTACCCGGTGCGCCCGGGCCTCCGCTGGGGCCTTGGTCTCCTCGATCACCCTTCGGCCCTGGCTTGCCTGGCTTGCCGGCACTAGCGATCAACTGCCAGCCATCTCCGGGGCACGGACCTGGACCGTCACGTCTGGCAATGAAGCTCGAGCCGTTCAGAGCCACGATGTTCAGGAACGCATAGAGCTGGTCATCTTGAAAAGTACCTCGAACCAGAGGCATCGCGGCGTCTGCGCCAGCGGCCGCGACACAAATCCAGTCGTCATGCGGAGGCGAACGGGCCGTATCACACATGGCTTGGTACGTACTGCCCTTGTGGGTCACCACGTCACCGTGGTAATTGACCTTACCCTCTACCAGCCGCCTGATCTCTCTCATTGACCCCGGCGCACCATCTTTGCCCGACTGACCGATCTGACCTTGCTCGCCCTTTTCACCTCTCTGTCCTTGTAGGCCACCATCTCCTTGTTCACCTCTTTCGCCCTTCTCGCCTTTCTCACCTTGCTCGCCATCTTTGCCTCCAACTCCACTCTCGCCTCGCTCACCACGTTCACCTTGGGGACCAAGATCACCCTTCTCACCCCGCTCCCCGGCGGGCCCGCCGGGACCAAGATCGCCAACTGGCCCGATATCTCCCGGATCACCTTTCTCGCCGCGCTCACCCTGCTGGCCGTTGAGCCCGTCAGAGCCGCGCTCGCCTGGCTCACCCTTTTCTCCGGGAACGCCGATCTCGCCTGGGTCGCCTCGACCGCCCTTCTCGCCTGGCTCGCCTCGCTCTCCCTGGTCACCTTTCTCACCGCGCTCGCCGTTTTCTCCTTGAGCTCCTGGGTCACCGCGCTCTCCCTTCTCACCCTGTGGTCCGACCTCACCGCGCTCACCCCGAGGGCCGGCTGGACCTTGCTCGCCGTTCTTGCCGTCCTTCAACTCGGCCAGCCGTGAATTGATCTTCTCGGTCAAGGTGGCGTTCTGGGCCTCTAGCCTGGCGATGATCGCGCTGGACTGAGCCTCCATCAACTTGCAGTTACGCTCCCAGTCCGCGTCCTTGCGGTCGAGTATCTCGGCGAGGGCTAAGCGAAATCCATCAAGCAGAGTTTCTTCGCCGCTGTCCAACTCGCTCAGTGAGGCGGAGAAGGTTTCTGACTTCCCGTTGGATATCATCGTCATTGTGTTTCTCCGGAGGCGGAGGCTTGGGCTTGGGCTCGTCACCAACTGCTGGAGGTCCGGCGGCCGGAGGAGCTGGAGGAGCCGCCTGGATTTTACCGGCTGCGCTCAACGGGACGACTTGCTGCTGCACGCGAGGCTCATCTCCAAACGGAACGCTCTCGAGGCCCTCCGTCAGACGAGCCTCGTTGGGCGCATAGATGCCACCCTGAACGCCTCTGGCCAGACCCTCCATCCGTTCCTTGAACGCGGACCGAAGTAGAGCGGCCGTGTCAAATTCCACATATTCATCCGGCTGTCCCTTGAGCTGAAACAGAACACCGAACGCCTCTTCAACGTGGTTCAGACAGAAGCCGAGACCCATGGCGATCCAGCTCTGCATCAACATTTCCGTGGACGAATAGCCAGAGCCGCCCAGTCCCAAAATCTGGAGCGGGACCCTGAACGCGAGCGCGATGTGCTCATTCGTGAGCTTGAGCATCTCTGCGGTCTCTGCGTCCTTGCCTCCAAACGCCCAGGGCTGGACCTTCAGGCCTGCGGTCAAGATCGGAGTGCCACCCTGGTTCAATCCCTTGGTCTGCTCGTTCCAACGATCGCGCAGGGCCTGGACCTGGTCCTTATCCAGCACGAGGTCGGTGGAGAGCACTGCGGACGGCCTGGCCTCGTTCATATAGAACCGGGTTTGCTGTCTCGCGATGGCCTCCGATATCCCGATGTCACCATAGGCGGAGAGGATCGGGCTCTCACCCACCAGTGGGACTGGATAGCGTCGCTTCTCCACGTGGAGCCTGATGTGGAGCACATCGCGCATCGGAACGACCAGATATTCCTCGTTCATTCTCTTGGCGATAATGTCATTGCCACCGAGCCAATAGAATATCTCCCCGTTGACGGCCAAGCGAGGATACGACATGTCAGGGTTCATCATGTGAAGCTCTGCGATCTCATAGCGGTCATTGCGCAGAGCCAGCGCATATGCGTTACCGTTCAGATAGAGCGAGCGCACGATGTTCAATATGAAATCGCTGATCGATTGATAATCATTGGGGTGTCGCAGGATGCGAGAGAGAGCGGAATTTTTCACTCTCTCTCGCCCGCCCTTGGCATTCAACCGCCAGTGGTCTCCCGGACACATGGCAACGGTCTGCGCGTAAGCAGACACGCAGGCCTCCACCATGGCCGAACACGTCGAGGCATACAGGGGGTTGTAACCCTCCTGCCACCAATTGATCGCCGCACCATCGGGCAGCCAACCTCCAGTTAGGGGCAGATGATAAGGCCCAGAACGGAAGTTGCCCTCGACTGCCTTCAGGACAGACCTCAGAGTGCTGGCGATCAAAGCGCGCATTCAGATCACTCGGCTTTTGTTGACCTGGTCGAGTAGGACTGAGGCTTGTGAGACGAATGCGAAGCCTCCATACTCTTGTTGTGGGCCACTACGTTCGGATCGGGATCACTTCCGTCCGCCTCGTGCTCCAGGATGTGGCCACCGAGCGCGACGATATCATTCTCCTCCTGGGTCGGAGTGGGCTTGCCCTTGGACCGGGCGGCATACTCTGCCCGAGACTTTTCCAATACCTTGCGATCGGCCTCGAGTTGCTTCTTGACATTTTCGTTGACTTCTGTCTTACTTTCGGTCATTTCAATTCTCCCTTTTCAAATGGACGTGCGTCAAGAGTTTCCCATGACGCACTTTGGTCACTTCACCAAGTGACGTTCTGGGTCCAAGCGACCGTGCCGGCCCGGCGCTGTATCCAATTCAACGGAAGCACCATCCTCAGAGCGAGACTGTCCGTCTGGAACAGCGAGCGCTGCGGAGAGGCCACGGTGCCCGGAGACCCGGACGAGACCAGCTCAGCAGGAGCGGTGTCCTCCATGTGGAGGGTGGCCTGGTCGGACATTTCCATCCGAGGAGCGTCACCACCAACGACCACAAAGTCGGCGGCGTCCACCAAGATCATCGTCTTTGCCGGAACGGTGGCGCTGTCGATGAACGGGATGGTGGCCAGAGTGCCGCCGCGGATTTCATCGCGGAACGGGAAGATGCCGGTGTTAGCGGCGGTCAGCAGAGACGCGCGAAGCATGTCCGTCTGGTTGACCAGCCAGACCAGATTGCGCACGTTGCCCAAGGTGGCTGTGCTGATCGCATTGATCAGCCCAACGATGTCTCCAACGATACCGGCGATACCACCACCGGCGGTCGGAGGAGTTGCGACCACGCCGTTGAGCAGGCCGGCGGGCCTGATCACAGTGGCAGGATTGGCGTCGATCAGCACGCTGTCGACCGCCACGCTGGTGTCCTGCTGGATGGCTT